TTCTAGTAGTAATTTTTTGCAATCCTTTGAATGCAATTGGTACTGCTGCAAAACCTGCACCTAGTTCTAGTGCTGTTTGTAGTTTTTCATCTTTAGCTGTAAGAAACCCAGCTGCTGCACCTATACCACCTAATGAACCTGCTACTTTCCAATTAAAATCACCAAGTATTGTTTTATTTTCAATAGCATCAAACTCTTGTTGTAGTCTATGTTTATATAATTTGTTAACTTCATTCTCTGTAATCTTAGTAGCCTTAGATTCTTTAACTATCTTAGCCATTCTAGCTGATACTAATTCAACAGGATCTAATCCTTTATCTGCTGCTTCTTCTACTGCTTCTGCAATCTCACGACTTACCTTTGTAGCTTCTGCTCCAGTAGCTTTAGTTACTTTAGTACCTAGTCCTGCAAATAATGCACCAAAGGCTAAATTAGCTGTACCACCGATACTAGCTTCTGCTAATGTTCTGCCTGCTGACAATTGTGAATCTTCACTTAGTTGATAAGCTCCACCATAGAGAGTACCTATAGCAGCTCCTTGTCCAAACATAGTAGTTGCGTTAGTAATCTTTTGTGCTTTAACTGATGTTATACCAATAGCTTTTTGTACATTAGCTCCTAACTTACCCCACCCTATAAAGGGTATAAATAATAAATATGGATCTGCTAATACAGCGTTTACCATCTCACCAGCAAGAAATGATGGGTTAGATGCAACAAACTTAGCTACTTCTTTTACATCAAATGAGCCTGGCTCTGCTAAAAGATAGCTAAACTTATTATATATCCTAAGTTGTTCTTTAAATTCGTCTGATTCAGGATCTAATTGTTTTAATCTTTCTTTAGCGTCTTCTGCCTGTTTCTTTTTAGTATTACCTGTAAAGTATTGATATAAAGATGCAGGTAAAGATTCTTCAAACCACAGTTCTCCAAGTGGTCTTATATTAAATCCAGGTGTTGGTGTTTCAACTTGTGGTAATGGTATATTTGGTGTTCCATTAGACATATAAATCAGGTCTAAATTTCTTTAGTGCCTTCTTAGCCTCTGCTACACCACTTGATTGTGCAATCTTTTTGAGTTCAGGACTATTATCAATGATAGCATTCTCCCATGTATAACCACCTGGCGTAGCTGGATTAGATACTATATTTCCAGATTGATTAGGAACCATTACTTCTGGTCCATGTTCTCCTACAATATATGCTTTTCCAGCTTCAACAGGTCCACCTTGTGCTTTCATATCCATTTGACCTAGATCTATACCCGAAAATAATGAATCAAATAAACTTTCACTAATATCGACATCATATTGATCTCCACCAAACATTTGTCTAATTTTAGAATTTTTAGTAAAGCCTTTACCCTGAATTACTATTTTTTCTGCATTTTTAATGTCTTTAGCAGTAGGTGTTCCAGTAGCACTATTTTCAACAGCTATTGTTAAAATTTGATCTTTGATAGCCAGCTTCATATCTGCTTTATCTTGAGCTGATAATTTTAAACTGTCTATCCAACCAAATGATTTAGTACTTACTATTGTATCATAAAGTCCAGAAGTACTTTCATTATAGAATCCAGGAGCATTTACATTACCTATATTCTCACGACCTCCTGTTTTATACTTTAATTTTTGTTGAGTAGAAAGACCTTCCATATTATCAATATACTGTTCAAACATTTTATCTTTATCAATATCCTTATTAAATTGATATTCTTTAAAGTCGTTTGCAATAATTGATGCATCTAGATTTTCTATAGCTTGTTGTTGTTGTATATCTAAGCCTTCAAGATTTTTTTCTTTAAATGCAAAATCAATTTTTTCGTTATCATCAGCATATTTTAGTATAATTTGAGACTGTTCTAAATTAACTTTACCTTGTTCTACACCTGTAATTAATGATTCTATTTTAAGTTGATCCTTTTGATAATAACTACTAGCATCTATGCCAAGCATAATATTTCCATATTTTTTAGATTGTATATCTTCTTTTAAAGCATCAATACCTAATACAGCAGTTTCAGTTTGAACATCTTTAAGAGCTGCATCTTGTACAAAATCAATAGTTTCTAATATTTTTCCTGATTCTTTATCACGCATTAACTTTTTATTTTGTTGTCTTAGATCTTGATTAGTCATAAAAGCTTGAGTAGTTTGAGCTGCTGGTAATAATGCTCCACCTAGGTTTTTACCTTGTGCAGCTTGATTCATTAAAGATAATCCCATAATAAATCCAGGATTACCCATCATTTGATTAATCTTATTATCTTCTGCTTCTAGACCATTATTTTTTAAAACAGCAGTTGCTATTTCACCTCTTGTTAAAACTCTATCTCCTAATATAGCAGTACCATCATCACGGAAGGTTAAATCCATGTGACCTTCTTCATTAATATTTACTCCTAAATTTTGTAAAAGGCGATCATAAGGAGTATTAGCATTAGTAGTTTGGTTACTTCCAAAAAAACCACCCCCACTAGGGTTAAAGTTTTGTCCTATAGAATTAAAAAAATTAACCATTAAAACATTCCTCCTAATCCACCTAATAATGCTCCACCTAATGCAAAGTAAGGATTTGATGTTCCAAATACACTAGCCGCTGAAAGACCACCGCCTAAAGCTCCTGTAAGAGCATTATAACTTGGTTGTTGTGCTGCTTGTTGTGTAACTGGAAATCCAGATGCAATAGGAGTAACTATACCTGCATACTGTGCAAGTCTATTGTATGGTGACATTTGTTCATATTGATATCTCTGTAAGTCTTCTTGAAGTCTTCTGCCTTCTAAGTCTTCGTATGCTCCGCCAGCTCCAATAAGAGCTTCAGCTCCTGCCATAGCTCTAGCATCTCCTGCTGACTGTATTCCTGGTAGTGCAGATGCAGCTTGTAATTGTTGAGCTTGTCCAAGTGCATTAGCTGCTTGTTGTCTACCAAGTTCAGCTTCTCTAAACTGTAGTGCTGTAGGTACATATGCTCTACCAAATGCTTCGGTAGCTGCTGCTTGAGCCATAGGTGACCCCCCAGTCCTACCCATTCCTGCAAATTCTTGTTGTACACCTTGTACAGCTTGATTAGCTAAAACATCTCTAAAATTATTTAGTGACTGTCCACCAGCAAATACTGATGGTGCTTGACCTCCTGCATATCCAGATAAAACATTACCTGCTTGTTGAATCATAGGTGATCCACTCATTTGAGCTACGCCTAAGTTTTCTAAACCACCAAGTGCTTGTTGAGTTTGAGTTGCAAAAGGTACAACTGTAGTTCCAGGGTAATATTCTGATCCAGTACCAGATTGATAAAGATTAGATGCCTCACCTAGAATATTATCCAAATATTGTGTAGATGGAGCATAAGGTGATACCTCATTAGTTTGTGTGATTGTGTCTCCGCCTCCGCCTGACATACTATAGTTTCCTTTCTAAAAAAACATGAGTTTTTTCAAAGTTATAATTTTTTAAGACTCGTTCCCATCCTAATCTAGCATGAGATTCCATGTGGGTACAATCTTTAGATTTAGCCCATTCGGCTAGTTCATCCATTACATGAACCCACTTTTTCATTTCACGACCTGTAGCAATAAATATATTGCATACTTTAGTATTAGGTCGTTGTAAAATTTCTGTAATAGCTGTGCAATAATGACCATTTTCTTCATCATTATTCCAACCAAGCCATAGTTGCATTTTGTTATCAAGACAATTTTCTTTTATATCATTGCTATTATAATGACTGCCTGATCTAGCTAATGCATTAGCTATATGTTTATCTACCAATGTCCAACATTGTTCAACATTCTCAGTAGGTATAAGTACTGCCTTAATCATGAAATTTCTAAGTAACTACATACAACATGAAGATCATCTGCATTTTCTGCTTGTACTTTTAGTTCTTCATCCGTGTTCATTATTAAAGGATTAGTTAATAATTCTGTAGTTGTTTTAGCAGCAATATCTTTCTGTTTATATAAACTAAATACTGTGTTTGATGTATTTAATAAAGTTACTGTTATTTCACAAGCATTACTTGCATCATCATTAGATACTAATATAGATTTTACAATACTTGTTGTAGCAGTTGGTACAGTATATAGAACTGTATCATTTGTAGATGATAGATCTACTTTGCTATTTTTGTATGTGTGTGCCATCTAATTTTTTCCAAAATTCATCTAATGCATTATGTTCACAATTAATACAATCACAATCCTCAATAGGACATTGACCACCATTACTACAATGACAATGATGCTCACAGTTTATGCAAGAAACCATGCTGCTACCTCCTGATTTTCAGTATTATGATAAGTAATTAATTGATTAGTTATATCTTCTACTATTCTTTGAAAGTCCTCTGGACTATCTATATATTGATAAATGTATTCTAAGTCTTGTTTACTAGCCATTACCAGTTTTTGCCATCTTTACCACCAGTAAATCCACCAGCACCATGTTGACCGCCTTGTTTACCAGAACCATGACCACTTGGTCCACCAAAACCTCCTTTTGGTCCATCGCCTTGTTTACCAGCAGATTGTGTTCCGCCAAAATATTTACCAGTATCAGCATCACTTGCAGAAACTCCTGAAGTAGGAGCCTTATTATCTGCTCCTTTTGGATCTCTATCTATACTACTTGATCCTTTATAAGAAGTTCCTAAACCATACTTATTAACACCAAAATCTTTTGATGCATCAACATCTCTAACAATTCTATCTATTGCTAATTCTCTTGGTACATTACCAATAATTGTATCTAAGAATGATAATATACCTGGAGGTAAATCAGTTTTATATTCATCTGGTATGTCAAAATATGGATTGTTTTTTATTTCATCTCTAAAAGCATTTGCAGCTTGCATTTCTCTAAATCTTGCAAGACCATCACCGCCTCCTCCGCTTACTCCGCCTCCTTGGGTCATTGGAGTTGTAAAAGGTAAAGGTTGTGCAAACTGAGGATTACTTGGTACATAAGGTTGTGGTGTATAACCTAAATAACTTGATGTATCTCCAGGTGCTGTTGGGTTAAACGCTTGGGGATTGTAAGTCTGCATAGTATTACCCATTTGGAAATAAGGTGTAGTTGTGCTAACACCAGACATATAATTAGGACTACCAAAATTTAAATTCTGAATCCTACTTTGTAAGTTTCCAACTTCTGGGTTTGTAAAAGTAACCATTATCTATATCCTTCTCTTATTCCTTCAACATCTATACCTTGTGCGTCATTCCAAGTTGTAGATGCTGCTATTTGCATATTAAATTTAAAATATCTTGCACTCTTGTGAAACGGTATTGTTCCTGATGCGTGCATAGTTGCAACTGGTGATGTTGTTGATTGTGAATCTCCAACCCTGTTTCTAAATGTAAGTGAGCCAGTTGCTGATGTCGTATCTGTTATAGGTCTTACATGAGTAACTAAAGATCTATGTTGTGGGAATAGTTCTGTTTCTGCTGTACCTATTTCACAAGCTAAGTTATCTCCCTCAAATGTTCCAAACTTATGTGATGTATCAAATACACCAAAGGATCTTAATCCTCCAACAAATATATCACTATCAAGTGGTACATTGATTGCATCTAAATTATTAGAACCTGATGACGGATAGTTATCTAAGTCATCTACAGAATAACCAGGTGATATGTAGTTAAATATCATTTCATGTGATATTTCTACAATAGACCATCTAGATGTTTCATAGTTATAAACTATAATCTTATCAGTTACTCCACTAGCTGTAGATGGGTATGACCAACAAACTAATTTATTTGCATAGTCTACCGCAGCTTTAACTCTTTCTCTGTGTGCAAATCTCAGGTCTGATTT